GTACTATCTCCGCCCCGAGGATGTTGCCAGCCTCTGCAAGCGCTCTCTGTCGGGCGTTCTTGTAGCAGTGTGCCATGAGTTTGATGAAGCTTTTGGCTCGTTTGGTGACGGTGAAGCAACCTACCAGCTTCGCGACGCTGACACTGTCTCTATGAGTGTCCGTGGGAATTCCCACTCCTACGTCCACAGCTCTATGCTGTGGCTGCGTCAGAACGGTTTTGTGCTCCCGTGCACTTCTGGTTCGGTTCCCGAGACCCTTGTGTGGTCTAAGACGGATTCTTACGCCAACCATTCAACCTTTCTGTTCACTGTTAGTAAGACGGTGATTTCGGTGGACATGCCGTTGTCCACCGGGCTTTCTCCGGTTCTCCAGAGCTCGACGTACTATGGTCCAGTTTCTATTGCCGGTGCTTTCAATGAGCAAGCCAAACTTTCGGTCGCTGGCGACATTTTGTCGCTCCCTGGCACTGAGGTCTTTTCATGGGGCCCAGCTATCTTGGTTTACCAGCGTGAGCGCGACATTACCATGCACTGTCCCAAAGGTGCCGTCGCTGAAGCTTCCCTCTGGAGTATGGGTCGGGATCGCTCTCCTGACAATTTCAAACTGCTGTTGTCCTTCATGCGCCATAAGATGAAGTCGTACAATGTGCCAGCCCAGCTCCTCGACACCACCATTTTCGCTGCTGCTTCTCTCGGTTTCGTTCGCAACGTTGCTTTTGAGACGAGCGTGATGCATGGTGTCATTGCCCCCCTAATGTCAGTGATGGCTGTTCACAGGGATGCCCTTAACCAGAAATTCAAATGCGTCTGGAATTGGAAGAGAGCTGTCGCTGCATCGGCTGCGGCGGGCTCTGTGTTTGGTGGCGTTGTGGGTTTGGCCTCTTTGGCCGGCCCCACCGTCGCAGCAGCCACAGCCGCTACTTTGCTCGCTGGAACTGCTGGGATCGGAGCTGTGTCCGCGATTCGCGCGTTCATGCATCCCAAAGCATACCCTCAGACTGCGAGTAGTCTGGCATTTCCTGAGTACCATGGCAGCCGATCATCGTGTCCGCCTCGTACAACCGTCGTTCACCTTCCAAGTAGTGGCATTAATTTGCCCGCGACGGATCCTACAACCTCTATCAGTGATCTTACTAATCCTGATAAGTTAGACCCAACTGCCAAGTTGAAGATCACGGATGAAACTAGCAACCGTGAGGTTCCTGACAAGGGGCCACTGCATCCCGCAGGCGTGATTTCGACCGCCAGCATCCCAATTGTTCCGTCGAACAGTTCTCACTCGTCCATCGCTGCGATATGCGAGCGGATCCTGAAAAAGGGGCCTTATGGTCGTGGTGAAGTGGATGAAGAGTTTTTCAAGCTCTTCAGGAAGTGGGTTTTCGACAACCTGGAAGGCCTGGGCCTTCGCAAGGATTCAGTCAAGCCGGTCCCCTTTGATGAGTGGAACCAGCACTATCCCATCGCCCAACAAGTGGCGCATCGCCGAGCCTTAGATCAGCTCGGCACTGGCGATTACCGCCAGTGGTTAGTGGATGAACGAGGAATGTTCACCAAGATTGAATCTCTGCCCAAGTCCACTGTTGATGGAGTGCCGAAGCTCGCCCCTCGTGGGATCCAGAGCGGCACAGCCCACCACAACATTGGCACCGGTCCATTCTGCAAAGCGTTTTCTAAAATGCTGGCTGCGGCGTGGGCTGTGAATAGTGCAAAAGGCCCCATGTATACTTCAGGGGCCGCCGCGGAGGACATCGGAGAGATGTACCGTGTGGCTACCGACCAGCTTGCCGGCAATTTAGGCATCCTGGAAGGTGATTTTGCCCGCTTCGATTCCACCATCCATCGTTTGCTCCTCGAACTTGAGGCCGACATTTACAAGTATGTCGGATGCGACGATCGTGCGTATGCAGCTTTCATGTCGTGCATCGCTACTTTCGGCCGTGATAAATTCGGCACGAAGTACTCCGTTGATGGGGGACGTCACAGCGGTGACCACAACACTTCCTGTGGCAACACGCTTTTGCAGGCGTTAGCCATTCTCTTCTGTTGCGTCTTCCACGAGGCGTGCAGCACTGGCCGTATGTGTGCGGCTATTGAGATCATTGAGAAATACAAGCTAGCTATCCCATGCTTGGGTGACGATAATCTCGTCATCGGCGTCAGATCTTTTATTGATGCCATTCCTCTGAAGGCGCTTCTCTTGAAACTCGGGCTCGAACTTGAGCCGAAGAAGCATGTTGCGGCGGACGCGAAATATCTTGCGTCGTTCTGCTCAGCCAGGTTTTACCCTGTCGAAGGTGGAAAGGTGGTGCTCGGCCCAGGAATTGGCCGTGGTATCGTCAAGTCGGGGTGGTATGTAAACCCCCCTGCTGGTGTGGACTTGAAGCGCTTGCTGCGTGCTGATTCTATCGGCCGTAGCAATGATTGCTCGTTCATTCCGTTTTTGAACGCGATGTGGCAGAAGAACATGGATTTGACTGCCGGTGTGAAGCAAGTTTACACCACTCGCGAGATGAAGCGCGCCAGTTTGCACAATGCTCATGTGAAACAGAAGTACTTGCCGTGCGAGGAAACTTATACCATGATACAGGCCGTGTATGGTCTCACCAAGGGGGAAGAGCAGGAATATGCCACCCTCCTATCACAGGTGAAGACACTGCCCTGCATTGTTGATTACTCACCGCTTGCAAGAGCGGCAGTTGTTGATGGGGTCTCTTCTGACGCCAACGAGCCTCTGGTTGAGGATGAGAACACGCCGATTGAATCCACTCCGGATCTCGACGATGCTTCCTTCCTTGCCACGCTGTGCCGTTTGAGTGTTCAGAAAGATCAGGACGATGAGAAATATTCGCCGACCTCCCACTGCCAAAAATGTCACCGCCAACGCCCGTGCCCTTGTGGACTTAGAGTCCCCGACATGTCGGCTGATGACCCTGACAGTTCAGTTGAAACCATGCCTTTCTTGGGCCCTTGGGACAACTAGGACTATACTACATTCTTGCACGTAACTTGCGTTCACTTTGACGCATTAAAACCTGAC